GTGCCATGGGTCAGATTCCTTGGAGCGAGAGGGTCAGGGTGCAGACGCGCTCGTCGCCTTCCGAGCCGTCGGCCTGCGATTCGGTGCGGAACGCGACGCTCGCGTCCGTGCAGACGATGTCGGCGGTGCCGTCCTGAGTCTCCACGCCGTTGAGCTGGGCGCAGATCTTGTCGGCCTCCTGGGCGACGGCGAGGGTCGTGTCGCCGTAGATGCTCACCTCCACGGTCACCAGCCAGAGGCTCTGGTCGGTGCCTGGCATCGCGCGCGACGCTTGGGCGGCGCTGATCTCCCAGACGATGGCCGGGGTCTGCGTCGTGGGGCGGCGCATCCCGACGCTCACGGGGTTGGTCGTGGCCTGGTCGAGGTGGTACTGGACGGCCTTGCAGACCGTTTCGAGGCTCATGGGCGGCCTCCGAGCAGGCGCTTGGCCTCGGCGAGCGTCTCGGCCGCGACGGCGTTCGACGCCTTGGTGACGGTGCGCATCGCCCAGGTGAAGCTGCGGTAGGCGCCCTGGATGCGCTTGCCGGCGGCCTTGTGGCGGAAGCCGAGCTCGAGCAGGTGGTAGACCCGCTGGCGGCCCTTGGCGCGCGCCCCGCCCTTGCGGCCGTACCGGACGCCGATGCGGCTGCGCAGGGGCGCCGTGGCCGTCCCGCCGAGCCGGCGGATGTCCAGCTGCGTGGCGGCGGCAATGGCCCGGCGGTGGGTTCCCTTGCCCCGGTAGCTCGCCGAGCGCCACAGGGCGGCCATCTCCTTCGTAAGCGGCGCCAGCGCCTTGCGGGCGCCCTTCCGGCGCACGCGCTCGTTCAGGTTGGCCGGCAGGCGCTCCAGGGTCTTGCGGAGCTCCTTGCTGTCCACGGTGATCTTCAGGGCGGAGCTCACAGGACCACCTCCACAGCCTCGACCTCGAGGGTCCGCCGGCGCTGGTCCTTGTCCGTGCAGCTGCGCACGTTCAGGGTGCGCTGGGTGCCGTTGTCGCTCCACAGGAACCGGCTGCGCGTGGTGACCGAGGCCGTCCACGGGCAGAGGATGCGGTAGGAGGTCTGGATGGCCGGGCCGCCATCGTCCACCGTCTCGGTGGTGTCCATCTGCTCGATGTAGACGGGCAGCGCGGACAGGCCGGACACCGTCGCCCACGTCTCGGTCGCCTGGCCGAGCGCGTCGGTGGACTGCGTCGGGTTCTGCACCGCCGCGACCAGCCGCATCATGCCGTGGGGGACGTGCGCCATCAGCCGATGCCCTTCCCCATGCTGGCACAGATGTTGTCCCAGTAGTCGGTCTTCAGGGTGACCGTGTCATCCCCGCGCGCGGCGTTGAGCTGCGTGATGCGCTGCATCACCGCCATCTGGAGCAGCGGGTTCAGGGTGTTGTTTCCGGCTGAGACGGTCAGGACCAACGGGTACTCGAGGTCCGCCACGTCGAGGTCCGCGTACTGGAGCCCGTTGATCGTGACCAGCGCCAGGGTGACCGTGGCGTTCAGCGTGTTGACGCAGGTGCACGCCGTGACCGGCTGCCGCTCCAGGCGGACGAGCTTCGTGATTCCCGTCGGCTCCTCGGCGACGTACTGCGTGCGCGTGACCGGGTCCAGGCACCAGCCGGTGCGCTCCTCGAGCTCGCGCACCGTCGCGTCGTAGGCGATCTGGAGGTACGCATCGTCTCCCGTGTGGTAGACGCGCGCCGCATCCTTGATCGTGGACAGCGTGATTGGCATCCGTCCTCCTGGACGCAGAGGGGGCGGGCGGGGAGAAGTGCCCGCCCCCTTGCGCTTCCGGGGGTTTGCGTCAGGTCAGGGTGATCTTCAGCGCGGCGACCGCCTTCGGGCGGACCACCTTGCTGTTCACGAACACCATGCCCTGGAACTTCACGAGGCCGGGGGTGGTCACGTCATCCCGGAACATCGAGATGCCGCCCCACTCGCGGATGGCGAACGCCTCGCCGACGTTGGCGAACATCAACGGCACCGAGTCGGTCACCGCCGCCGTCTGCCGGCCGGGCGCGTAGGGCGCGATGTAGACCGGGCGGCCCATCAGCATCATCGGCGCCGCCTGCATGACGTTCGAGTCCGAGCTCGGGACGAACAGCGGGACGTTGCTGTTTGCCGTGTCCACCTTCAGGCTGGCGATGCGGAAGTAGGCGTCCTGGCTCATCACCCAGGCGGCCGACTGCCAGTACTCGGCCGGCAGGCTCTTGTAGCGCAGCTCCGTCAGGTTGGCGACCGTGAAGGCGCCGTCCCAGCCGGTGCCCGAGCCGTGCGCCGCGCTGACGGCGACCGACTTGTAGTCCGAGTCCCACTTGAACAGGCCCGTGGGCTGGTTCGTGCCGGTGCCGACCGTGTAGCCGGACTCGATGCCGCGCGCGATCATGCGCTGGAGGTGCGAGATCACCTCGGCCTCGATGTCGAAGTCCGACTGCCGGACCACCCACTGGGTGAGCTCCGACTTCGGCAGGCCGCCGACGGGGTTGAGGTTGATCTCGGCGTGCGCCGCGTCGATGGCCGTGGCGGTCTTGTTGGCCTCGGTGGTCCAGAAGGTCGTGACCGCATCGTCCGTCAGGAGGTTGTTCCGGCGCAGCGTGACGCTGCCCTTCACGCCCGTGCGGAGGTCGGCCAGGTTGCGCACGACCGTGTTGCGGTCGAGGTACTTCAGGATGCCGGACTCGTAGATCTTCGGGACGAGGACGCCCGACGAGCTCGAGGTCGTGATGTCGCGGAACTCGGCCAGGCCGCGCGTCTCGGGCGCGCGCCCGCCACGGCACCAGTCGATGAACTGCTCGCGGTACTCGCCCGAGGCCGTCCACTCCGAGGAGCGCTTCTCGTTCTCGGTGGTGGCCTTCTCGACGGCCGCGTAGGACGCGAACCGCTCGCGGAGCTGCGAGGCACCGATGTGCTTCTGCATCTCCTCGATGTCCCGCTTGAGCGGCTCCAGCTTGTCCATGAGCTCGGAGCCACGGGCCTCCTGCTCGGCGGTCAGCTGCTCGCTGGCGAGGAGCTCGTTCAGTTCCTTGGACAGCGCATCGCGCTGCTCGATGAGGTTTGCGCGCTTCTTGAACAGGTCGGTGGTCTTCATGTGAGTGCCCTCAAACGCAGACGAAGCCTCGCGAGCGCGGGGCTGTAGGTGCGTGCTTCGGCGCTTGTCTGCGGGTAGGCGCCTGATTCGACGATGGACACCTCGCGCAGGTCCACCTGCGTGAGGGTGCGCTCGGAGCCTTTCCAGGCGTCCGAGCGGACTACGAAGCCGAAAGACATCTCGGAAAGGACGCCGGAATCGACCAGGGCGTAGACATCCTTCGCCCGCTGGGTATCCGGCAGTTGGACATCGAAGGCCAGGCCGCGCTCGTCCGACGCAAGCTTCAGGCGCTGGCTCTTCGTGTTCGCGAGCAGCTCGCGCCGGTCATGGCCGACCAGCAGCGAGATGTTCCCGCGAAGGCTCTGGTCGAACGCCCCGCGAGCCACGCGCTCGGTAAAGGGCTTCCCGCCGTTCACGCTGCGCACGACGAGCGGGTGGCTCGGGGCGTCGTAGACCGCTGCGTAGCCGGTCAGGCGGTTGCCGTCGCGCTCGAACGACGTGGTGCGGACCTCAAGCATCGGGGTTGTCCTCCCCTGCGTTGTCCGGTCCCGTGGCGGCCGCTGCGCCGCCGGGCATCGACACCTTCGGCTCGTCCAGGCCGTCGATTGGGTACAGGCCCAGCCGGCGGCGGGCGTCGTTGGGGCTCATCACGCCCGCGAGCACCAGCTTCGAGAACGCCATGCCGGCGTCGCGGAGGTTGCCGCGCAGCAGCACGTCCGTGTCGAAGCGCAGGTACTCGCCCGGCTGGAGGAGCTTGCGCTCAATTTCCGCGCTCCAGACCGCCGCCCACAGCGAGAGCCCGCCATCGACGTAGGCGCGGGCCGTCTCGGACTGCGAGGCGAGCGCCCCGCCGCCCTGCTGGAACAGCATCTCGGGCGGGATGCCGAAGGCGCGGGCGATCTCCTGCACCGAGAACCGGCGGCTCTCCAGGTTGGAGGTCGAAGTCTCCTGGCTGATCCGCTCGGCCTTCATCCCCTCGCGCAGGATCAGCGGGCGGCTGGCGCCGTCCGGCTGCGCGTGCATCGTCTGCCAGGCGTCTCGGATGGCCTGCACCGCCTGGTCGCTCATGGCGCCGGGGTGGCTGAGGCTGATCTTGCCCGTGCTTCCCGTCTTGACCAGCGCGGAATGGGCCGCGTCCTGGTCTGCCGCCAGCTGCATGGCGGGGGCGCAGGCGTCCAGGGGAGACACGAACCACGCCGGGAAGTCGAGGTCCGGGTAGGCGCCGATGTG